CCGAGCAATTCACGCTCGATCCGCTCGTCGTGCAATCCACCGGGGCCGTGCCCGTGACCGCCGTGAGCGTGCCGGGGTTGGGAGTCGAGCCGATGACTGACCATCCCGTAGCCGCTGCCGATCCGCTCCCGTTCGATTGGATGATGATGTACTGGTTCTGTGTCGTCAGATTCACAGCCGCCGCACCGTCAATCGTCTGCCCCGCCGCTGCAGTGATGGTCACAGCATTCGCCGATGAGTCGGTCTTCTTGAAGACGTATATCTGCCCAATGGGGTAGGTAGACGCAGCAGCCTGGGTTACTGGGGCCGTTGGGTTGCTAGGCGTAGGGAACGATGTGAACGTTCCCCCGATAGTCGCCACAGGCAACGTCGCATCGGGAAGGGTCAGCGTGATCGCGCCAGAGGTCGCGTTGGCAAGGTAGTTGAATCCGCCGCCCGTGCCGGAAACAAACGTGATGCTCTGCGAGGTCGTGACCGGGATGTTCCCCAGCGCGAGTCCGCCGAGAGAGAATACGCCGTTGAGGTCTTGCACCGCGTTTGTGGTGGATACGTCGCCGCGCCCGGTAATTGTCGAGCTAACCACAACGGGAGCCTGAATCTTCTGCGCCCCGTCTGATTCGTTCGGCTCAGTGAATTGTGTTGGCTCGTAGAAGTACCACGGAAGGCCAAAGAAGCCCGTCTCTGTCCCGTCTGGAGTTCCCGATGCCACAACCCCGAACTGCGTTCCCGTGGGCTGCTGTACCACCTGCGAGGCTGTTGGAGCCGCCTGTACGCAATCGGGGCAGGATGCCGTAGGAGTCAGCCCGCCGGTGACATGGATAGGATCGACCCCCAACACGCCAGATACGCCGCCTGACGCGCCCGGAGGCCCCTGTGGGCCGGTCTGCACCGTTACCTGTGGCGCAAGGTTGGGCGGGTAATTGTCCAGATTGCAGGTTCCCGCTTGGCACCAATCGCCAGCGTTGAGCGCGGTGTAATGAGGCTGCAAACAGTCGTAGCCTTTCACGATCCCCGGAACGACCAGCTTGAAGCATATGTTTGCGGGGCTGGTCTGCGTTGTGTCGGGAACGGCAATGGTAAACGCGCCCGCCGTAGAGAGAACTTGGATCATCGCAGCCGTGGTTGCGCCGCCGCCAGCCATGCGGTAGGACGTTGGAAGTCCGCTCGATAACGTGGGCTGAAACATCACCACGCCGCTGTACTTATTCTTCGCCGAATCTTGCAGTTTGGTCGAAGTGATAGTGACCGTCTGCGCAGAGGCGACGGATGTGAGGACGACAAGCAATGGGATGAGACGTTTCATTCGACCCTCGAAAGCGTTAGACCAGAATCCGGTAATTGAAGGTGGTAGCACCCAGCGTATATGCGTTGTTATATGAACTATTCAAGACTCGAACGGTCAGAATTGTTCCGTTGATGCTGGCGCAAAAGCTGAAATCTGTCCCCATATCTACCTCTGGGCTGATAACAGCAACAGCCGTGGATGCGAATGAAGTTCCAAGCGTGAACGTCTGGGAATACTGTTCGGAATGCCCATAGGTATGCCCCGGAAACGATATTGTCCCAGCGGAAACTTTTGCCTGCACGAATGCAGTAGTAGCTGCCTTCGTGCTGTTATCGCCCGCTGTCGGGGTGGTTGCCGTCAGCGTGGTAAACGCTCCAGTGTTCGGCGTGGTTGCGCCGATAGCCCCAGGTGCGCCCCAGTTGACCGACATGGTAGGATTCGCTGGGTTGATGTTCGTCGCATCGCCATAGACGCTCTCAACTACGCCCGTGGGCAACGCCACGCCCGTACCCGCCGCCGTCTTGCACGTCACGGTGTACGCGCCGGTGCAGTTATTTGCGACCAGCCACATGCCTGCGATGTTCGGGAAAATGAGGCTCAAGTCTGCGCTCAATGTGCCAGAGATGACGATGATCGTCTTGCCGTACTGCGCGGGCGTCAGCGTCACGTTTGCGCTCGTCATGGCCACGGCCGCAATGCCGTTCGTCGCATCGGGCACCCAACCCGTCGGCGTAGAGCCTTCGGGATCGTTCGAGTTATTGTCCGCCGTGTTGAGCCAATAGCCGGTGCCGTCCGTCCGCATCACGCGGGCACCCTTGGGATAGCCCCCCACCGCCGTAGCGAACGTGCCATCGAACGGGAAACCACCACCCGCGCTATACCAAACGGCGGGAGCGGTTGCGGCCTGCAAGATGCCGTTCATGTCCAGACCAGACGGCGGGACTCCCCCAGACGCAATCGGGGTGCGCGTAAGCGGCGGGAATCCATCAGTGTACGATGCTGCGCCGGGAGTGACGCCGATTTGCGAGGGAACGGGAATCACATTTACCCCTCCACTGTTTGCGAACGGGGTTGTCAGTTTACTCGGTGCGCTAGAGGATTCCACTGGTGGCTCCTTGGCTAATAAATGGTGCAGACCCAAACGGGGCCGCTGTTATCGTTCCCGCCTCCGAGAATCCGAATGCCGGAAGCGCAATTTGTATCATTGTAGCATCCACCCCAGCCGGTCTAAGCATGATGCCGGACTGCGTTACGATGGCAAATTGCAGGGGCGTGAGGATGGATTCAAAGGTGTAGCGAATCATCATATTTCCCAGATCGTTGAGGTAGCAACGCAAGCCGGGGAACACGTTTCGCAGCAGTTGATTGATGGCCGGAGCGGTGGCCGATGAGATGTTGCTCAACGCCTTCGCCATGATGAGCGTCCGGTAGGAATCGTCAGAGAGAAGATAAGTCTGCGTGGCCGCGTCAACTCCATCCCAGAACGGCTCTTGCCCAAACGGGAAAGTATCCTCCGCGCCGGTCTGGAATCCGAAGTAACTGCCAGCGGAGGGGATAAGTAGGCTGCGCGATATTCCGACTATTTTTCCCCAGATATTTAATCCGAATCCCTGAGCTGTCGATACGTCCCAAACATACGAAAAGAAGGCGTCAATATCCGCGTCTGGCCGGATATATTCGTTCATGTTTCTCACCAGCCGCATCATGGTTGGGCTGTTCGCATACTGCGAAATCACGGTCTGCTCTACGTCCTTCATGGCGTGACCAAAACAACCGAGATGTTTGCCGCGATGATTGATGGAGCCTGGTCAATCCCAACCTGCTGTTGCAATCCCGTTGGCATGGAGGATGCTCCAACAAACGCACTTAGGATCAGTACATTCGGTGCAACACTCGCAATCGCGCCATAGTAGTTTGTGGACAGAATCAGCGATCCAATCCGCGCCAAAGCCGCACCGTTCGCGCCGGTGAATTGAGCGATGATCGCATCTTGGATTAGGCTCACGATGTTGTATGGGAGCGATGGGCTGTTGACGATCTGCACGGCGAAGTAGATTGGAAGCGCAGACGGTCGATTGAACTTCACCGCATAGCTCGGCTGCGGGTATTCGTACCCGCTGGGGTCTATCACGGTTACAGACGTATTGCCGTTGTAATTGCAGCCGCCGTCCTTCTTGCCCCATATGGCTTGCGCAATCGCCGTGTCATCGCCGCCCACCACAGCGACATAGATGGAATGCGGCGCGAGCGGGTAGTTTGTCGAGCCTTTGTCCACAACGGTACTCAGAGGGTTGTCTATCGCGTAGCAATCACTCACGCCCGACACAGCGAAGACGTTTGCATAGATGGACGGCAAGGTTCCCTGCCCATTGATAGCAACCGAGTTTTGGCGGCGATACTCAAACTCCGCCCGGCTCTCGACATTGTTCCCCAGAAACGCGCTCGGTACACCGTAGGCAAGCGTGGGATTGTTGACCGAATCCCAGCCCGACACAGCTTGGTAAACTTTGGTGAGCGTGTTGTCCGGGCAGGAGATCGGCCCTGTAACGATGTTCTGAAAGACGCCCTGCACCGTTCCAGTCGAGCCGATGGTCACGGTCGCCATGAGCGTGTAGCTGTTGCCCGATGTGTCTTGAGCCTGCGTACCGGATGGCACCACAGCACTCACAGCACCGCCTAGCGTCGCCGTTACCATCGTTGCGGTAGCAGGCTGGCGCGTCATGAAGTAGATGCGCCCTATGGCATCCTGGAAGCGGCCAGAGGCATACTGAGGGTCAACCTGATTGGTCACATAGGCGATTTCGCTGTTCTTGTCCGCGATGATGGCCGTCTCGCTTGAGGCAAGCTGTCCCTGCGGAGTTTCGAGCGCGGGATTGACGCCGCCCCCGAAGGCTGTATTGATGTCCGCCTGGACTCCGGCGAGGATGTCAGCTTCAGCCGGTAGCACAACGCCCGTGGGGGTGAATTGGAGGGTCGGAACTTGGCTAGAATACGACATTTGTTGTTCCCCCCGATGAATCCGTAAACTGAATCGAACCCGTCACGCTGCGGGCATTGAACGAACTTATTATAACAGTTGCAGTTACGACTCCCGGCACTGTCAGAGCGGCGTTCGAGATGAGAGCCTTGAGCAAGGATGCCGGGGGAAGCATCCCAAACACCTCAGTCCAGTACGGGATGCCCTTCGTCGTGTCGTAGTAGCACTCGCCGAGAAACAGGCGCACCGCGCTCGCCACGTCCTGAGCGAGCGCATACGGCGCGGTGGCCATTGCGATGTTCCCGTTGCTATCGAGGCATAAGTCCCACGCCGTTCTGTCCAACAAAAGTGTCTTCATACAGGCTCTCCCGTCACTCCGCTGCCCGTCGAAACCCCGCCGTGGGTATGGGTATGGAGATTGGTTCCCTCAGCGGTGACAGTGCCCGTAGTTACAAGGCTTCCGCTCATGGTAGCATTGCCGCCGGTCTGAGCTAGTGCGCCGTCGATGGTGATGAGGGGGGCCGTGAGCGTGATGGCCGTGGGCGACACAATCGAGATTCCCGCGTCCGTGAATTGAATGTACTGCGTTGGCGTTCCGTTGAGCAGCCCGCCGAGATAGAGCGCATCGCCAAGATCGTATTGCCGGTAGCTGCCCGGATTCGCTTGCGCCTTCGTCGATTGCACCTTGCTTATGTCACGGCTGGCGAACACCGCGATTCCAATGTCTCCCACTTGCGGGTCTATGATGACAGCGCTCGCGCCGCCTTGAATCCGCATGTAAGGCACGTCGTAGACTGTCACAAACGGCGTAGGATTCGGCGGGTTGCTCCCGTCAATCTGATTCACCATAGGCCGGATGTCTACCGTCCCAACTGGAGAGAGTCCACCGTCATTCGAGCAAGCCATCACCTCCACCAATGTCGCTGTCTGCATTTTGGCCAGAGCTTGCCTGATTGCAAAACTGACATTGTTGTATTCGCCCGACGTTGTAGTAGGACGAAACGAACCGAGAGAAACCGAATTAGGTTGAACTGCCATCGTCGTTTTTCGTCCCTATAACCGTTGATTCCCACCGGCCACCGGGCTTCTCACTTTCGAGCCAATGGTCGATAGATGAAACAAAGAACTTCCCACATGCGCGAGGGAGACTGGACACAACCTGAATATGTCCGCCAAACATGATCGCAGGATTGAAGAGCGTTTTTAGCACCACGCCGAACGCATCAAACGTGGGATACCCGATCAGCCCAGTAGCGGGCGAAATCAGAGCCATCGTGTTGAACTGTCGCGGCATGTTGCGCGGGCAGATGGCAAGGATTTTATCGTCGATATAGATGTCGATTCCCGCCGCTTGCGCTAGGCTCATGGCCTGGTCATGCAATGTCCCAGAGAGCGCCACCTTTGCCATCTGCGTACTGACTCCATTGTTCTCAAGAGTCAGTCCCATCGCATTCGCAAGATCGTTCATCGCGTTCACTACGGACACAGACCCTTTGTAGCTGGTAGGAGTCGCCGGGGTGAGTTTGTTGATGACGTTCGTAAACGCTTCGACCATGAGAAACACGTCCGGCATCGACCGATAATCTCCCCACGCTTGCCGGATGTCACCCTGAAAAACCATCGTCTCTTGATCGCCGTCGATTGCGAAGACCTGGATTGTGTTCTTGGTGATGTTGACGGGATCATAGGTGAGCGTCGTGATGGAGTTCATATCGCTCTGACTCACGCCATAAATCTGCGTGTGAAGCGTTCCCATCTGATTTCCGCCGCCCTTCTCTATCTCCACAATGGCGCGTAACCCGTCAATGATGATCGTCGTGCCGGGGATCGCCAGAGTGAAAATGAAGCGCAATTCTTTCTTGTTTGTGAAGGAATTATCGCTCATAGCTCCGCCTCGGTCAGATAGATCATCTGGTATCTACCCGCGAGTCCATCGTAAGTAGGATCACTCGAACCCTGCGTGTCTATAAAGATGAGATAGCCAACAAACGGAGCGTACCCGAACGGGCAGAGTGGCATTCCGTTGAGCGCGAGAATCCCTGTGGAACAAACTACGCCGCCCACGCTCAGGTCAACAAACAATCCCTGCGGCTTCTGATAGACCGTGATCGAACAGTTCTGCCCGCCAAGTACGGTTTGCACCTGTTGGTTAGGGACGGCCTGTAGAGGGACTTGCAGCATTATTGCATCCTCGGTGACAGAATCAGAAGCGGTACGGAAGTCGGAATCTCGCTAAGTTTGGTGAAGTGTAGAGGCTGCGATTGCACCACGCCGCCGCTTTTCTGTGCGAACGCGCTAGGGGCTTGCGGGATGTTGATTTGCGTCGTCACCACGGCGAACGTAACAGGCCGAATCTCTTTCAGTGGAATCTCGACTGCAATCAGGTTCGCGCCTCTCTCATTCGTCCGCTGATAACGATATTTCTCTAGAGTGCAGTTGAGGTACTGAGCTTCTGGCGTGACGACATTGTAGAGAGCGGTGGACTTCACGGCCGCATCGAGGGCCGTAAAGAATGCAGCGCGATCCTCAAGCGTTCCGTCCAATATCAGCGTAACCTCCGGCTGTCCCGGCATCTCAACTTTGTTGAAGCTGGCGAATCCTCCCTCTTCAATCGGGAAGTCGCTGACGTGCATTTCTTTGATGTACCCGAATCTGTTGGTCGAGAGGACTGCATTTGCATCGCTGCTCGCGCCCAGTTGGATCGCAGAACCAACCGGATAAATCCCCCACTGTTGCACGGTTTGGAGGGAGTTATTCAGAACGGATTGAATCGGCCCCAGCGATGTCACTGTAGACAGGGCCGCACCTGAGCGCGGCACTGAGGGAACGCCGGGAGAGTTTGGGACGTCCGGGTTGGGGATGAGTGGCATTATCCAAGGCCCGCCTGAGCCTGAACTGCGAACCTGTAATCGAGCGAAGATTTCATGTCCTTAGCGATTCCGTGAGCATCGGACGCGGTGGTATGGACGTGGACTTCTCCGATGTTCGTCGTCACGCTCCGGCTAGTGGTCTGCGAGGATGGAGTGTACGCCGCCGCGTTGGATGCGCCGGGGATGCCGTCGAGGAACATGCGCTCTTCGCCCTGGCGGCGACTGAATAGGCCGGGGTTATAAACTCCGCGCGATGTGACCCGCGATGTCTCGAATGCCTTTGCCGCTTCGTCATACTTCCCCGCACGAATCAGAGCGAGAATGTGCGAGTTCGCCAGTGCGCCGGTATTGAACTGATAGTCAGCGAGCGCGCCAAGTTGGTTCTTGCTTAGTTTGAGTCCGGCGGTGAGTTTGGCGACAGTCGCTTGCGCCTTCCCCATGTCAGATTTGTAAAGCGCATCGGCCTGTGCAGTCGTGACCCCGCCTGCGAAGTTCTCTCCGGGCAAAATCTGATGGCCGTATCCAATCGCCATCTTGCCAGCATCGGGATAGGCGAAGTGGCGCAATCCCTCAGCGGCCTTTGTGAATGCGTCTCCGGTGAGGTTCGCAACCCACTTTCCCGCCGCTTCCGTTCCGCGTCCTACGGCCTTGGCTGCGGTAGCAATGCCACCCCCCACAGATGACCAGAAATCCTTTGTCTCCTGCCACGCGGCGGAATCCCCACCCCCAGACCAGCCATCCTTCTTGACTTTATCTATCAGCCACCATATCCCCAGACCCGCAAGCACGGCGATTACAGCCGGTATAACGACCTCTGGGGCGAAGATGGTAGCTAGGATGCCTCCACCGCCCGCCGCCGCCGCTGTACCGGCTCCCACGGCCTCTGTGCCCCCAACCACCGCAGCCGTCTCGCCCGCCGCCGCTGTACCGGCAACACCACGCGCTACCGCCTTCGTCAAACCGCTAAGAATCCACTTCCCTGCCAGCCACGCCGTCAACGTCCCAAGTATCCCGACCCCGCCCAGTATTGTGTCGCGCTTCGCTGGGGTCTGTTTGTTGACCCAGACGAGAAATCTGTTTGCGGCCTCGGCTACAGGATTCAACAATTCAAGCAGGTCATAACCGAGCTTTCGATAGTCCAGCCCGATCATCACCATAGACTTCA